CTGTCGCGTGGCTCAAGCTGCGCCCCGAGGCGCGTTTGGCGGTGATCGTCGTCCCCGCGAGCCTCAAAATCAACTGGGCGAGAGAAATCGCGAAGTGGATTCCGGGCGACAACAAGGTCGTCACGCTCTCAGGCAAGAAGCCCAGCAAGAAAGCGCTCGCGGGCGCTCAGATCGTTATCATCAACTACGACATCCTGGGCGCATGGCTCAGCACTCTGCTGGCCCGGAGCCCCGTGGCCGTGATCGCCGATGAAAGCCACTACATTAAGAGCCCCAAGGCGGCTCGCACGAAGGCTGTCCTGGCCCTCGCCCGCGCCTGCCGCCACCAGATTTACCTTTCAGGCACCCCGATTACAAACAGGCCCGTCGAATTCTACACGGTCCTGAACGCACTCGCCCCGGCTGAGTTCGCTAATTGGTACCGCTACACCGAGCGCTACTGCGGCGCGTATCGCGACGGCTGGGGCTGGCAGGTGCGCGGGGCGACCAACACGCGGGAGCTGTTCGAAAAAGTAAACGGCAGACTCATGCTCCGCCGCAAGAAGGCGGACGTGCTGAAAGACCTCCCCGAGAAGCGGCGGCTGGTGATCCCCATGCCGCTCGACAACGCGGCGGAGTACGGGCGGGCGGATGAAGAGCTTCTCAGATGGATCCGGGAGAATTTCGGAGTCGGGCGGGCGAACGCTGCGGCGAACGCGGAGGCTCTGGTGCGCTTCGGTGTGCTCAAGCAACTGGCGGCGAAGGGCAAGTTGTCGTCTGCCGTCGAGTGGATCGAAAACGCCCTGGAGACGAACGGCAAGTTAGTCGTCTTCGCCGTCCACCACGCGACCATCGACTACCTGCGCGAGGCTCTCGCGGCATGGAACCCCGCCGTGGTTGACGGCCGGGTGGACACGGCGCGCCGCCAGGAAGCGGTGGACCGTTTCCAAAACGACCCCGAGTGCAAGGTATTTTTGGGAAACATCAAGGCGGCCGGTGTCGGGCTCACGCTCACCGCCGCCAGCACAACGGTTTTTGTCGAGATGGGGTGGACCCCCGGTGAGCACGACCAGGCCGAGGACCGGGTCCACCGGATCGGCCAGGAAGCCGCAAGCGTCGAGGCGTACTACCTCGTCGCGGAAAATACCATTGAAGAGGAGATCGCGGGCATCCTCGATGAGAAACGCGAGGTGCTCAATATGGTGCTGGACGGCGAGGAAACGCCGGAAAGCTCGATGCTGACCGTCCTGCTCGAAAAGCGGGGTCTTACCAGGAAGGGGGAGGAATAGTGTTGGAGCGGAAATACTCCAAGGATGAACTGCAGCAGATCGAGGCGGCGACGAACGCCGCCTCGGTACATGCCTACGGGTATGTCCGGGGGAAGGGATTGAACCTGGACACGGATGAGGGAAAGGGAACGTGGAACTATGTGTTCCATCGTCGGGCGAACCGCATCCTGGTGGCTGCCGGGATCAGGCGACCCCGGAGATGGTTCGAGGCGAGGGCTAGGGAAATCAACTCAAAAAAGGGGGTAAATCATGGAAATTTTGTTCAGGGTTGAGGTAATGGGGCTGGAGAGGCTGTGTGCGGCAATCGAGGCGATTGCGACGCCGACGCGGCCCCCGGCAAACGAGCCTGCCGCCCCGGTGGAAGAGCCTGCCGCCCCGGTGGAAGAGCCGGCCACCCCGGTGGAAGAGCCTGCCGCCCCGGTGGAAGAGCCTGCCGCCCCGGCGGAGACCCGGCGCTCACGGAGTCGGAGGTCATCTAAAGCGGCTCCGACCGAGGAGCCTCCGCCCGCCGAAGTTCCCCCGGCCGAGGAGCCCCCGGCCGAAAACACCCTTGTCCTGGTGTCGGATGAGCAGGCGGAGAGCCTGCGGGAGCCGCTCAAAAATTATCTCTCCAAGTATGGGCGGGATCGGGCCGTACAGCTCCTCGCGGAGCATGACGCGGTCAACGTGAGCACGGTCCCGGCGGCGCACTATGAGTCACTCCTGGCGGCTCTCAGCAATGGAGGCGGGGCATGAGCGCAACAGCCCATGCGAAGTTGAGCCCCAGCTCCGCGTACCGCTGGATGGCGTGTCCCGCCAGTATCCGTCTTTCGGAGGGGGTCGAGCAGAAGCGCTCGGTATTTGCTGAAGAAGGCTCCGCTGCGCATTTCCTGGCGGAGGTTGCCCTGCTCGGAAGACGGCAAGCGGCGGAGTATCTGGACCGGGTGATCCGTCCCGTGGGTAGTGGGTTCAGCATGTTGAAGGCCGGGGCGGAACCCCAGGACGGGGACTACCTCGTCACCGAGGAGATGGCCGAGGCGGTCCAGATCTATCTGGACACGGTCCGGGAAGGCGCCGGGAACGGTTCCCGGCTGGTGATCGAGAAAAAATTCGACCTCGGCGCCTACGTGCCTGGCATGTTCGGAACCGTGGATGCGGCGCGAATCGAACCCCTTAAAAAGGTGACCGTGATCGACCTCAAGTACGGCGCCGGGGTGGCGGTCGAGGCCAAGGAAAATCCCCAGCTCAAAATTTATGGGCTGGGGGCGTGTCAGGGGGAGTTGCCCGAGAGGGTCGAGTTGGTCATCGTCCAGCCTCGCGCCCGACACCGGGACGGTCCCGTGCGCCGCTGGGAAGTTGCCGCCGCCGACCTGGAGAAGTGGGCGCGGGAAGAGCTGGTTCCGGCTGCTCTGGCGACGGAAGACCCCGCTGCTCCTATCGTGGCGGGGGACCATTGCCGGTTTTGCCCCGCCCTCGGGGGGTGTCCTGCGGTCCGCGACCTCGCCCTCGAAGTGGCGCGGGCCGACTTCCAAGACCCGCCGGAGCTCCCGGCGCCGGAGCTTCTCTCAAACGCCGAACTGGCGCGGGTGCTGACGTTCAACGACGTTTTCAAGAGCTGGATCAAGGCGGCGGAAGCCGAGGGTCAAAACCGAATGGAGCGCGGGGAGGTGCTTGAGGGCTTCAAGCTGGTGCACAAACGCACGCGGCGACGGTGGATCGATGAGGGGCAGGCGGCTGCCCGGTTGTCCCCGTTCGCGGAGTATTTCGTGACGCGCCTCATCAGCCCGGCGCAGGCCTACAAGGCGGGGTCCGTGGAAAAGGCGGTCCTCGACGCACTGGTGGAAACGCCCGAGGGGGGTCTCACAATCGCCCCGGAGGCCGACAGGCGAGAGGCGGTGCTGTGTGGCTCCGCCATCGACTTTGATGACACACTGCTGATCTGATGATCTGAAAGGAGTAAGACCATGGAAGTGAACAAGAAAAGCAACCGAGTGAAAACTGGAATTTTCCGGTTGAGTTTTCCCGCCCTGTTTGAGCCGAAAGCAGGGCCGGAAGGTGGGAAAGAGAAATATTCGATCACCATGTTATTCCCGAAGAGCGACCAGAAGAGCCTGAACATTCTCCGGAAGGCCGCCTATGACGAGATCGTCAGGAAGTGGGGGCAGGACCGGACGAAGTGGCCCGCGAATCTCCGGGCCATGGACTTCCGCACCTACCTGTCGATCACGGGGAAAGACGGCTGGCCCTTCCGCGACGGAGATGCCCAGACCCTCGACGGGTATGCGGGTATGGTGAGCATCAAGGCAAGCTCCAACGAGCCTCCGGGGGTCGTGGATCAGCGGGTCCAGCCGGTTCAGGACGCTGGCGAGGTTTACGCCGGGTGCTACTGCCGGGCGACGATAGTTCCGTTTGTGTTCGACAAACCCATCAACAAAGGGGTCTCGTTCGGGCTGCGGAACGTCCAGTTTGTCAAGGATGGCCAGCCGTTCAGCGGGCGGACCCGCCCCGAGGACGACTTTGACGTGATCGAGGACGACGCCGAGCTGGAGGGCTGGGACAACCCGGCAAATTATACCCCCGGCGCGGGCGAGGATATGTTCGCGTAGCAGACATCCCGCCGGGGCGGCGGGGGTAACGCCGCCGCTCCGGCAAAACCCGGAAAGAAAGTATGAGAAAGATCACCATCGATTTCGAGACCCGGTCCCCCGTCGACCTGAAATCCTCGGGGGTCTGGCGCTATGCCGAAAGTCCGGAAACAGATGTCTTGTGTCTCGCCGTGGCCGAAGGCGATGAGCCTCCCCAGATCTGGATCAATCGGGAAATTGCCGGATTCGATCCTATCTATGACGACCTCCCCGGCATCAGTTCGGATGATCTCGGCGCCATCGTCGAGCGGGCCGATATCCTGGAGGCCCATAACGCGGAGTTTGAGCGGGCCATCTGGGAACACGTGTTCGCCGGGCGGTACGGGTTCCCGCGAATCCGTCCCGAAAAATGGCGCTGCATCGCATCTCGCGCCGCTGCCATGGCGCTCCCCCGGTCTCTCGAAGGGGTTGCGTCGGCCCTCAAGCTCCCCGTTCAAAAGGACGTTGGGGGCAACCGACTCATGAAAACTCTCTGTAAACCAGTCGACACGATCCCGCCTGAGAAGACCCAGAAGCTCCGGGGAATGGTTCGAAACTCGCTCGGGCGGGTTTACCGGCAGGCTCCGGCGGACCTCAAGCGGCTGTTCCGATACTGCCTGCATGACGTGGTCACGGAGCAGGCGGTGAGCCGCGCTCTCCCGGAGCTGCACCCGGTGGAGCTGGCGGTGTGGCACCTCGACCAGACGATCAACGAGCGGGGCATCCAGGTGGACGTG